TCGTGTGACCTAAGTACTCTATAATATTTACCAGTGTTTTCTTCATAGACGTATGGATAGGCATACGAGTGACTATTATTAATACTCTTAACCCGTTGAGCATCTTCTATGTTTATCCCACAAATAATATCAGCAGGATCGCCACTATCGGGACGTATGACAACTTTACCGTCACGCGACATGATAATGTCTTTGAGTTTAGGCAATGTTACCGTGATAACATCCCAAAGATCCCATGTGTCAGAAACAATAGAAACTATTCCAGAAGGATGTACTTTGGTAATTAGCCTATGATAAGTTTCGTATTCATCAGTAGCGCCGCCAGCACACATTACACTATGTTCAGTAGCAGGAACTGAACAGCCGACTAATTCTTTCTCAATATTAGCTTCATAGAAGTTTTCAAGGTAAAGAATAGCAGGGATAGTATCAGTGCCCACAAAAGAGAGTAAATGTCCAGAACCGCTAGTTGCAGCTGATTCAAGACTTCCCATACCTCTAAAAGAGAAATCATGGCCTTGGAAGTCTACAAAATCAGTAATATCTGAAGTAATGCTAGCCCATTTGTCAAGAATACGTCTGTAAGCAAGTGCAATAGTTGCACTTGTAGCACTCTGCCAAAGCGAACAAGACGCTATGGTTTCAATATAGTTTGTAAGCCATGCAAATTGAGGTTTGGTGTTCTCAATGGTCAACATTGGCACTCTAAGCGGAACTAGAGTACCTTCAGGAACGGCTTTGACCAAAAGAGGCAAGTACCCAAGCTTATGGAGTTCAACAATGTGGGCATAACTAGGATCTTCAACGCCAAGCGCAAATTTAATTACACGCACGTATTCGGCTGTCACTTCTTCAGTAGTGCGCTGAAAGAAATTTTCATTGAAATAGTCAACAAGATATTCTTTAACAAATCCTTGAAATCCAAAAGCCACTACTTTATCAGCAAAATCTAATCTTGATGTTCTAGGAATCCATGTACTATAAACAAATTCAGTGTTATCAGGGTACTGTTCACGGTGAGAAATTTTGTAGAAATCTGCCAACAACGTTACTGGATATTTCACTTGTAAGCCTCCTTTTCATATAGTTCATGAACATACATTCTACTACCGATCAAAAATTTAGGCCAATCTGACAAAATACTATTAGTTGTGTAAACTTTGTTTATTAGATTAGTTTTGAAAATATCACCTGTATGAATAGTGTTCTCACAATGTCCGACAATAAGGAAAATATCGCCAGCACCAGCGGCTTTCAAGGCTTTAGCCGCGCCTATAAAAGTGCCACCTTTAGAACACAGATCATCGATAATTACAACTGTACTTCCAGGCTTAACTAATCCGTGAATCTCATAATTAGTTATATTACCTGAAGCAAAATCTCTAGCTTTAAATCCTATGAGTGTAGGATAGCAAATAGAACCGGCATTGCGTTTTTGTGCCCCTGCATCTGGATAAAACACACTTAGGTTTTCAGTTCCTTGCTCTTTAGCAAATACTTGAAACAAAGTAGGAATATTTGTAAGATCAGTACATCTATTTAGCAACGCTGTTGTTACTTCTGAGTGAGCATCGTAAACAGTTACATGTTCAAAGTCAAGCTTATTAATGAAGTCACAAATGTATTTTAGATTAAAAGTGTAAGTTGAGTTTCGTCTATCCATTCTGCTATAAGGCGTATAAAGAATTGTTAACCTAAAGTCATTTATCTTAAAACAATCGTCCATGTATTTCTTTAGTATGAACAGATTCATCAAATCTTGATCGGATTCATATTTAAGAATAACTTCTGATCTAGTCGTAAATGCAATTTTATTGTAATTTAGATTGGTTTCCATGTTAGGAAATTGACCAAATACAACTTCTCTGTTTGATAGCAAAATCACTTTAGTTTCTCCTTTATTAAATTGGTAGTCCTAGTAGGATTCGAACCTAACACTTTCAAGAGCTTAAATCTTGTGCCTCTACCAGTTGGGCTATAGGACCGTAATGTTAAATAAGTTCCCTGTTATACACATCAATTCCAGAAGATTGATAAATAGCGTCAGCAAGATAATTCCAAGATTGTTCTTTACCTACTGAAATTTCACCTTTAATGCCAAAACGATTACCAGCAACATAACCAGGAGTACGCTCTAATCCGAGTATTCTACCTTTGTTAGCACTAATACCTTGACTGAATGTTTCACTGTTTTTACTAACAAACAATGGTTCGTGAAGAAAGCCTATTACATCAGCCCATTGCGAAAGAATTTCTCGTTTACCATAATTCTTGTTATCTTTAGGACTATGTAATAGTAAGTCATATTGATTATATTCACCGGCAGTAGGATCTAAAACTTTACTTGCAAATGTATGACATGTGACAACGATATTCACGTTACCTAGAGTAGCAAGATCATCTAAAGTTTTAAGTAGCGACACAAATAAAGCGTTTGCATAATCATAAGCTTTTCCATAACCACCCAATGCGCTATTCATTGTAATTCCCTTGGGATTACCGGCACGCCAATCTTTATCAGTTTGTAAAGTTTTTTCGTGAATCATCGCTTCAACTGACGTAGCTGAATCTAAAACTAAACTTTTGAATTGAAATTTATTTTGCTGGCAAGCTGTTGTTATTTCACCAATTAAAGCAATAAATTCATCATAATTTTTAATAAGCGGAGTTCTATTACATTTAATGCCAGCAAAACCTTGTTCAAGCGGAACAAGTAGAGCATTAGGCGCACCGCACGCTAAAGTCGATTTGCCGATTTTCTCTTGCCCAACTAGCAGTACCCTAATACCCGCTTGATTATTACTTGTATGAGTTACTTGCGTAAGAAAATTACTCATTTGTTTTCCTCATATAGCAATGTTTGTAATTTTGCTTCAGCTAATTTACTACGTTGGTTAAAGTCTTCACTCCATCCTTTAGCTTCGTTTTTAAGCATCTGTATCTTCACATATGCTTTGTATAATTTATCGTCAGACTTACTTAATTTTTCATTACAGTCATTGCAATACAATCCATCGCCGCTTCCACTACAATAAAGTGAATGACTATATTTAACAGCATGAACTTCTATACACTCATAACAAATATCAATGCCGCAACCATTGCATTTATAATAAGCTTCTCTTTTGCCGCAAATATCGCAAATTGTCTGCTCTATTTCAACTAACTTTTTCATTTACTTCTCCCCTTTCTTAATTTCAGCAATCAAGTTAGCCAAGGTACAATCAGCCGCCGATTTATCATCACGCCAGCGCCTGAAGCGAGGATGCCGCAAACTGTAGCCGCAGGAAGCGCCAGATTTGACCTGCACGCCGTTATGTAGGTGCTGGTAGGTCTTAGTATGGGTTACAACAAAGCCAACTGTTCAGCGGTCATGTCGGAAGGATCACGGAACGCTTTAAAAGTAAGAATTCTAGGCAAGTCCTTGACTCCAATAGCTTGATACTTAAATGTAGCAATCTTGCCAAGATAATCAGCTTGATTATCCCAAATTTGTTTGCCTTGAGCATGTGTTAGTTTGCCGCAACCAAGTTTGAAAGTTCCCCATTTCTTATTTGCAACAATAAACTTACCTAGCGTGTTAGCCGGTACAAGTCCTTCTTGTGCCTGACTACGTTTGGTATGCCCCAATTCGTTCTTAACAGCTTCGTTAGTATTGGTCATGCGTTCTTCAAATCCAATTATTTTGCATTCTTCGTCAACAAAAGGTTTGCGTTTGAGCAATTCTTGGCCTTTAAGCGTACTTCTGCCAAACTTATACTT